CATTGATATAATTACTGAAGCATTAAAAAACCTATCAGTAGACAATATTACCATCGAAAATCTAGGACTCTTTAAAAAAGAGACATCGGATGGTTACAAAATAGGAAATTATATATATATAGTAAAAGATTCAGTCAAATATTATTATGTTTGTAAAAAAACGATGAACGCCGGACAAATTGTAGCACCGCCTAGCACTGACTATTGGGTTGCTGATCAATGCTCAAAAAGTTTAACAGGATGTAGATTAAGGTGGGGGGCGCGAAATAGAAAAACTGCTAATAAAGGCGGTTGTCAAATTCAAATCGGACAATTGCCATACGGAGGATTTCCTGCTGCTAAAAAAATAGCAAGAGGAGGGTAAAAAAATGAAACTCACTGAAGATATAAAAAAATCAATAAAATTGCATTCTCTTAAAGAAGCTCCAAAAGAATGCTGTGGTTTAATCGTATCCCGTGATAATTCGAATCAGATTTTCAATTGTCGAAACGTTTCAAATGAACCCACCAAACATTTTTCAATCTGTGCTCTGGATTATGTTAAGGCAAGTGACTCTGGGGATATAAAAGCTGTATATCACTCTCATCCATCTACCAGTGAGAAATTTTCATCCTACGATATGTTGAATAGCAAGGGTCATGATCTGTTTTATATCTTATACAATATTGAAAAAGATATTTTCTCTACATTTGACCCCAAAAAAGAAAAAACATTTATTCATGACAAACCTTTCGTAATGGGTAAAACTGATTGCTATAATTTTGTAACAGAATATTACAAGAGCTTAAATATAAATCTATCAGACTCTCCAAAAACACGAGATGAAGAATGGCAAAGTAAAATGCCTAACCTACCTGAAGAAATAGCTTCAATGAACCCTTCTCTAAGAGAGATTGATGATTTTTCATTGGCAAAGAAACATGACATATTACTTTTTAAAATGATTCCCGGAAAAAAAGCTAATCATGCCGGTGTATACCTAGGGGATAAAAAAATAATTCATCGACCTAGAAATATGTATACGACAATCGAGAACATGTCTGAAAAAATCATAAAAAAAATCTATAAAATTTATCGTAATGAGCAATTTAACTAACATTAAAGTTCATGGCATTTTAGCTGAACAACTAGGAAGAAAAGAATGGAAACTTTCGGTAAACAGTGTTTCTGATGCTATCAGAGGCGTAGAAGCCAACTGTAAGAAGTTTTACAAAACCCTTTGGGAGAATGATAGAAAAAATATAAAATATAGAGTACTGATAAATAAAAAAGATTTTGCAATTGAAGAAGGTAAAGACCCTAACACTTTAGAAGGTCTTTACTCGTCTGAGTTAACGTTAAATAACCCTAATATAAAAACAATCGACATCGTGCCAGTTGTTGAAGGAGCTGGAGGCAACGCAATGGCGATTGTAACAATTATAGTAGGTGTAGCTATGATAGCTATAGGAGCTGGGGTATTACTTCCTATGATGATGAGTAAAGCCATGTCAACTGCCTTAATACTTGGTGGCGTAGGTTTGGTAGCTGCCGGTGTCACAAACCTCCTAACACCTATGCCTAAATTCGGAGATTTTAGAGAAATAGAACAAGGGGGATCAAAATCTTATCTTTTTAACGGTCCCGAAAATACAATTCGAGAAGGGGGTCCGGTATATGTAGCTTACGGAAGATTACTTGTTGGTAGTCATGTTATACAAAGCGCTGTAGATACTCTAGATATAGATGCAGAAGTACAGCCTAAAGACGAATGGGGTAACCCCACTGATGGGCTAAAATATTCTTTTAACCCAAGTATACCTATAAATACAACAAATTGGAACGGAGGAGAGTAATAAAAAATGGGATCTAAGAAAAAACCTAAAAAAGCACGTAATCCAGTAATAGATGTTGCTGCAGTAAGAGTAGACTCAAATTCAGACGGAGTACCAGAGTACGTAACGTCTCGCTCTTACGCTGAAATTGTAGATTTAATTTCAGAAGGGCCTATCGAAGGAATAACTAGCGGTAACTATAGTTATACTAGAAACGACAATGTAACAGGTTATCAAAAAGTAGAATTCACTCATTATACAGCAACAGGCGTAGACCCTAGTAGCGCAACTCAGTCAAAAGAGCTTGGATTTTTAAGGTCAGTTTATTGGAATGAAGTACCTGTTGTGGATAGAAGTGGATTTTATAACTTTTCTTCAGTCAACTTAAATTATGTAAAAGGTAACCCTTCTGGAGATATACCTGAAGCAAATGAAAACCTTCCTACTTTCGGCGCTGTAGGTTCCAACAGAATAATGGACCTCTCCATCAACAGAACGATAGGAGAAAGACTTTATGGACCTGAAATTAAAGGGGCAGACGATTCACCTACTAACACCAAATACGCAACATCAAAATCTCCAATAGATAAATACGCGAAGACTTATAGTATACTTAATAAAGAATGTAATGAAATTATAGTTCGTGTAAAAGTACCATCACTACAAGAAAATTTACAATTCGGCGAAAAAACTTATAAAAAACGACAAGCAGCGACAGGTTATGGAGACACAAAAGCTCGCATTATAGAATATAGTATTTTTTATCAACCTATGTTCAATGATAGGTTCGGGTCAAATAAAACGACAAGTGATACATTCTCCCAATTCTCCACTGAATCTTGGGAGCTTGCTAAAAATGAAATAATAGAAGGTAAGATAGAAGAAGGGTATATTAGATCCACTACTATTGATCTTTCAGACAAAGGATTTCAAGATAAAGATAACTTCGAAGGATGGAGGATTAGGATCGTAAGAACGACCCCGGAATCTATTACTTCCTTTTTAAGAAACCAATCTTTTGTAGATTCTATTGTTGAAGTTTATGGAACAAAATTAAGATACCCTTACTCATCCATGGCCTATTCTTTATTTGATGCAAGATCTTTTCAAAGAATACCTTCCAGAGCATATGATGCGAGATTACTAAAAGTAAAAGTCCCCAATAACTATAACCCATTATTAAAAAGTTATGGAGACAGTTCTGAGTCCATGGCAACTAAAGTTCAGGGGATAGCAGTAGGAGCAGCTACAAACTCAACCACAAGCACTAACGGCGCTACTTGGACAAGGGTCAGTGAAGACGCTACTGTAGAATGGGACGGTAATTTTGCTGAAGATTTGATTTGGACAGATAATCCCGCTTGGTGTTTTTATGATTTGATTACTAACCCTAGGTATGGGTTAGGAGAATTTGTAGATGCATCTCAAATAGATAAATGGGCACTCTATGATGTAGCAAAGTACTGTGATGAACTTGTAGATGACACTTATGGAGGGTTTGAACCGCGCTTTACAATTAACTATATAATTACATCCCGAGAAGAAGCTTTTAAAGTTCTTAATGATTTATCTTCTATTTTTAGAGGTATAGCGTACTACAGTAATGGTAGTATTTTTTCATCTCAAGACAAACTCAAATCTGCTATTTACAGTTTTAATAATTCAAATGTCCTCGATGGTAATTTTACCTATTCTAGCTCGGCAAAGAAAGCCCGTCATACTGTAGCTATTGTAAGATACAACGATAAAAGAAATAGCTACCAACCTGCCGTGGAATACATGGAGGATGAAGAGTATGTAAAAAGGTATGGGATTAGAGAATTGGAAACGACAGCTCTTGGGTGTACCAGTAGAGGACAAGCAAGGAGATTTGCAAAATGGATTTTAGCCAGTGAGTCTGAAGAAACAGAAACATCTAGTTTTAGTGTTGGCATGGATGGGGCTTATTTGAGACCCGGTGATGTAATTAGTATTTATGATAACTATAGAAATCCATTAAAATATAGCGGCAGGACTAATGCTGTAGTAAAAGGCGGGACAGATGTTACGTTTGTTAATAGGCTAACTGAAGCTGCATTAACAGCTAGTCAAAGAGGTTATGTTAATAGTATTATCATAGATCAAGCTCTTAACTTCAAACAGAACAAAAAATATAAATTCTCATTACTAACCCCTACATACGATTACAATCAGGAAGATGTAAGCAGTAGCGTTGACATAGATGAGGGCGTTAGAAGAACTCAGATTCAAAATCTCGCTTTTAACGGATCTGATGTAATAAACATCACAGGAGAACCGGGAGCTTTTAGGTCAGATTTAAATTATGAAGGGTCTGGAGTTTGTACCAAAATTTACTTTAATAGCGGAATGAGAGTCGAAGATACCGCTGGAGCAACCAAGGGAAATGTGGGGTCTCCTTACACTGGCAATCAGCTCAATTTTCAAGATTATGTTATTACGGGATACTCAAAATACATGGCAAGTGTCGGAATGGGATCTGCCGTACCGTATTCTGGTAACTATTACTCAGGACAAAATCTTATTTGGAGCGTGGAACCTTTATTCGACAATGACCCTGAATTTATAAATAATAATGAATCTGCATATAGAATTATAAATATTGCCGAAGATGAAGACTCTACTTACTCTATCTCAGCTTTAGCTTACTCTACCGGAAAATATGAATCAGTAGATTCGGTAGGATCTTCATATACAAAAGATAACGTACTTGATCTATTCTTCCCGGTGAAAAATAAC